CGGACTTCCTCCGATGTGTAGAGCCTGCCGTGTCGCAAAGCATGCGTCTGGCGCGTTGTCGGACTCAGCGCTGACAGATGAAGCAACTTGACGTTTAGCCCCAGATCATCACTGGCAGAGTCGTGCTCATCCCAGCGCGCCCGGCGCAGTGCTGTAGTGATTTCTGTTCGTGCAATGCGGTTGGCACGTCTCTGCTCAATCCCTATCTGGTCACGAATCCGCCTGGCGACTTCTTTCGGGTTTTGCCCGCGGCCAATGCCGTCAGTCAGCACTCGCGACAGGTTCTGCTTAACGTCTGCCGACAGACCTTTCATTTCTTCAAACGTGCGCGCCCTTACCAGCACCAGCCTGTTCTGGTATGCGTCGCTAAGGAGGATGTCCTGCACACTGCCGCGATATGCCTTATAGGCTGCCGACTGCTGCGCGAGGTTAGCGAACTCCTGCGCCGTGCCGCGCTGATAAGATGGCGACACGTAGTCCTGAAACAGCCACGGATTGAACTCGCCGCCCTGCAACAAGATTTCATCCACAAGCGAATCGCCGTTCTGCAACAGCATCGAAAGCAAGGTCGGGTCTAACTGGAAGGTGTATCGCTGGTTTACTGCGGGCTCTGACGGAATGCGATTAAGCAGTTCGATATATCGCGTGCTGATTTGCTTGAGTCGCTTTGCGTAATCACGCATCGCCCCGCGCTCCTGCCGATCAACGCCGGTAGGGTCGAGCTTATTGGTCGGTAATATCGCTGGTTTCGGCTTCCTCTTCGTCTTCATCATCTTCCTCTGGCAATGGCTCGCCTCCGCCTGGCTCGTAACCTGCGGCCACTCGAATTTCGTCAGTGGAGAAAACCGCCTCACCAGAAGCAAGGGCCGTCTGGTTGATGTTGCTCATCTTCACCGCGCTATCGAGCTTGTCGGATGATGACTGCTCGTTGAGCTCATCCCAGACGATGCTGAATTTCGCCACCGGCTTAATGATCTGCAGGTAGATCAGCTTGTCGACCATATCCTCAATATCGAATGACAGGTCACCGCGACGCGACTGGCAGCGCCCATTGAAGTAAATCTGGTCTTCCGTGCTGGCGCGCTCACCTGACTGATTGCCGACGATGATGCGCGAGGGAATGTCTACCGATGCGCTGAATGTCTTCAGGTTCACGTCATAGGTTGGTGACGGGTCAGATACCGCATTGACCATCGACGTGACCTGCGCACCCTGAGTAATCAGCAGCGTGTCATTACCGCGGTTAATCTCGCGGGCAGCTTCGTTATAGCGTTCCTGAAGCTCATCGACCGTTACGCCATACATTGAGGCCAGGTTGTTAAAATCGACCTCTTTGTCGAAGTTGATATTCTGCTGACGTGCTGCATTTTTCAGGAACGACTCGCCTGATCCACCCTCTACCTTCTCAAGGCTCACGCAGGCGTTATAGCCAGGTTCGAGGAAGCCGATTTCGTCGTCTGACATATCGCCGATGATCAATACGCGATCGGGATGGATATTTCGCTGAGCTGTGCTGCCGTCAGAAAGCGATTCGGTGTACTGCCACATCGTGATTGCACCGCCATTATCCCGACTACCAACTTTTAACGCGCTGGCCCATACCGGTGAAATTTTCTGAATCGCCTTTCCTTTAACGACCGGCTGGTCCCATTTTTTGCTGTCCTTAATGTGAAGCAGGATTCCAGCCCAGCGGCCCACCAGACGTCGAGTATCGGCTTCAGCAAATGAACGCCAAAATCGGTGGGTGAACACCTGATTACTGGCCTTCTCCCAAGCGGTCAGTTCTCGCGATTCATCGGATACCTCACCCTCAATCACCTGCGGGTTTGTTCTCCAGCAATTCGAAACCAGCTTATTTACCGCGCCGTAAGCAATGCCGCCGCGTCGGTACAACTTGTGAAGGTCATGGAACGTCAGGTCTTCTTTAAAGCCGTATTCGCACCATGCACTCTCACGTTTCGCATCAAGCCCCATGGCGGGGTTGAATGTCATGGCGCGCGTACGGGCAAGCCTGACGTCATTCAGCGCGTGATTGACGGCTAGCGTTAATTTGTCAGTCATGGTTTGTCCGTTGGTGGGTTTGGGGCAATAAAAAAGGCCGCCTGAGCGACCTATTTTTTGGGAGCGGTTAATGCACGTTCCCAGTCAAATTTATTCTGAAGCCCTATGCTTCTCTCAACCTTTTTCAACCTCATTAATAAAGCTTCTTTACCGTCAGGTTCAAATAATGAGTAATACGGAGCATATTGTGCAGCCAGCTTATTGAAAATAAGTGATGAGTGCTCCAGCCCTCGCAGGGCCAATTCAGCCTTTACCTCTGCTACCACATGTTCAAATCCGTGCACGAACCCTCCCTTTCATTAGCTAATCCATCAACAATATCAGTGAAGGTTAACTTAAGAATTAATGCAATCAATTTCTTCTCAGCCGCTTTGGAATCAACATTCCCATCGTCTGGGCTTTGCGTTTGATGTGGCCATCGAGACTGTAGCGGATGCCATCCCAGCAGTGCTCATCGCCGTCAGCCAGTTTCGGCAGCACCTGGCCGGTGATGCGGTCAGTTTTGTACGACCACATGCGAGCCTCACGGGCAACGTTCTTGCACCGTGGGTGGATAATGATTTCATCGAAGCCGCGCAGATGGGCTATGCCATCCTCTACGCTGCCTTGCCACTTCTCAGCGGCCGAGATGTTGAATCCCTGCCGCTTGAGATAACTGATTGTTTCAGGCCGCGCAGAGTCTGCCTTGATGGGCCAGTCACGCGAACCGGGTATCGTGTCGTAAAGCGCTGGCATATGGTCCAGCTCGGTCTGCTGTCCGTATGCCTCGTACTCGATATAGAGCCGGTTATGCAGAATGAACGATCGCGTCAGCGTGTTCGGGTCTTTTGCAAAACCGAAGTCAGCCCCGAAGAATAAGCGATCAGCCTCTTTCCAGAGATTGTCTGAGAATTCAGCTATGCGGTATTTGCCGGCCAGCACCTGCTTATCGGAGTTTTCGAGATAAGCACCTTCCCACACCCAGGCATAAGTTGCCGGGTCAAGGCGGCGTTGATCGTTCACGCGCTCACCTTCAAGCACGTCAGGGAACCACGGGTTATCTGTGTAATTCATCTCGACAGTGATGCAGTCGTCACCGGCCTCTTTGCGAAACCGTTTGTCAGTAGCGCTGCCGTCGCGTTCCGGGTTCCATGTTACCCAAATCTCCGATCCTTCTTCACGCACGGTCGGGCTGAGCTTCTGCCAGGCGATTTCACTAACTGATTCAGCTTCGTCCACCCAGCACAGCAGAATGCGCGCTTTCGATTTAATGCTGTCGAGATTGTGTCGCAGACCAGCGAAGACATACGTCACCGATTTGTCGATGGTGCGGATATATTTCTCGCCAATATCAAAGTTTGAAGCCAGCCACGGCACAGACAGGATCGCCTGCTTCACCTCCTGCATGCTCGACTCTTCCAGCGAGTTCATGAACTCACGTGCGCACAGGATTACGCCGCTCTCACCGTTCATCATCGCCTGATAGGCTTTTACGGCTGTCATAAGGGCAAAAGTGCGCGTCTTGGCGCTGCCTCGCCCGCCGTGTGAGCAGCGGTAGCGTTTGTTAATGGCAGTGAAGAGTGGAGCGAGCTTTGCGGGGATCGGAAGTTGAACGGCTTCACTCATGCTTTGGGCTCAACGGGTAGTAATTGAATAACTGTCGGCTTTGGCGTCATGCTTCCATCAGGGCTTGTGTGCTCTACCTTTTGACGGTTGGTATACGCATCGCCGCACTCTTTCGCGGCCTGCTCAATAAGCTGAGCGGTCAGCGCAAAGTTGCGCATCTTCTCAGTGTTGGCCGCCATGCGGTCGAGGGTGCGCAGTCGGTAGGCCTTGTTAGCGATCGGGATGTCAGATATTTCGATCTGGAAGCGTTCGCGCGTTTCTTTGAAAAGCTCTTTCCACTTTTCAGCCAGTCCCTTGCCATTTGCTTTGGTTGGGTCGTGTGATTCGACCTGCTGGCGCGAGATAGCAAGTCCGTATTCTTTCTTGACGGACTCTACAACCATTGATGGGGTGTCAAAGCAGGCAAGCGACTGGACGATGAAGGCTTTGACCTCACCATTGAGTGTCGCCATAGGTTGCCTGCTCGTCATAATCAGTCAGAAATTAAGCCAGTTTCATGAGGCATGTTCCGCATGCTCTGGCTATGTCGATGTTTGCCACTTCAGCCGGTCGGCTGGCAGCTTCAATAAGGTTCTGTACGTCAGCGCTGGCACCGTAGCGGCGAACCACGCCGGTGAACTCTTCTACGTCATGCCCACGCATGTAGAGTTTCGGATCACCTTCTTTTGTGAACTTAGGCGCACCGAACTCATCGGTCTGCTGGGCAATGTGATAAAGCTCATGCTCGACCAGCGCGCAGAATTCGAGGTCGCTACACTGTGAGCAGAAGTCACCGGCCAGCGTAATGATGTAGTCGGGCTTGTGGCCGAACCATTCATAGAGCTGCTGCTCCATTCTGGCTTTTTGCCATCCGCCGGCACGCATCATCACTTCTTCAGCCTGGCCGAGTACGGTGCGACCCTGCTTAGTGAATGCGGTAGCCGCCCACATGAAGGCAATGTCTGCCTGAAGCAGGTGGAGATGATCCGGGTTATGCAGCACACCATCTTCACTGATGATTTGCTCTATGACCCACTCACACACACCTGCAGCCGGGATAAGTTTGATGTAGGGGGCAAAATCTTCCACTAACTCAACAGGAGGAAACGGGCGGTGCAGGTCATAATGCTCTGTCGCCATTGTCGCCTCTCACTCAGTCTCGATAATTTCAGCCTTACACTCAAAGTGAGGCGCTTCCGTTTCCCACGTTACCTGCGGCTCCCCCTCAGCTGACTCAATGTCATAGCTGCGCGTGTAATGCCCTGCTGATTTCCCGGAGAACTCATCACGGACGATCTCTTTATCGGCAAGGTTGACTATGACCTCTGCTGAAGTCTGATGAAGGCCATCGTCCTGAGTCCATTCAAGCCCACCAACTGTGATGCGCAGCTTCGCCATGCCGCCCCCAATAAAAAACCGCCCAGAGGCGGCCTATTCATTCATTTTTTACTTCACTATTTAAAGCGTCGGCGATAATGGATCGCGGTATAACGTCTGGATTTTATCCTGTAATTTGCATGACGTATGATGACGAGCCATCTGGGATCTGCTTTAGGGGTATTGTAAAATTCGAGACGATGTAAGAGCCCGGTCCAGAAGCTTATCTGAACCTTTTTGTCAGGCCCAAGCTTATTCCTGATTGAGTCAATAAGGCGATCGACCTCATGCTTGGTTTCCTTGAGGCCTTTGCCCGACTGGAATGATCCGGCCAGTTTTCTTAGCTCCATGGCAAAGTACTCAATATCTACCTCAGTTCCTTCCAAATTTTCCTCCGCT